CATTTTTCGATTGCTTTACCACCGACTCATACTGTTGTGGCTGGTCAACCAGCTGTTAAAATGACAGATGTGCCAGTGAGTCAAGAATCGTTGAATCCAGCCCAACCTAAGTTTGTCACATCGGTTGCAAGCCAGTGTGTTGGGTATTTCTTGGATCAAGACAAGAAACCTGTGCAAAATGGTCTTGTTGTGAGAGCAGGCGTGTTTTGCAATGCGCATTCGTACGACCGGATTCGACACTTTTGCTATCAAGGCAAGTGTTTTGAATTACCCCTCGGCACTGATGGCAAAGCTAAACGCGTCAAAACACCTAGTCCTTTACATGACGACTTAGTGTTGATCGCCAGGTTCGATGGTTTACCGCCTGGTTTGATCGGCAAACAAACAGCCCTTCCTGAAGTTGGTATGCCTGTGCAAGTTTTGAGTGCCTTGCACGGCACGTCTGCCCCTGGCAAGGTGACTAAAACCACTCCATTTGAATTGGAAATTGATGCCTCCACCGAACCTGGTGATTGTATGGCTCCTTATGTCAATGTGAATGGTAAGGTTGTTGGTCTTCACATGGCTGGTTCGAAAACCGACCGTGTAGCCAATCGTGGCATCGTGTTTACCCAAGCGGCTATTCAAGCCATGGGTTTGACCGATCCACCAACTTTAAACTAAGTTCGTTCCTCGAGGCGCCTTTTGTGGAGGCGCCGTTTAACGAGGGCAGGAATAAATCCTCTAGATTTCCTGTATACCAAATATCCACTTATCACTTCCGTCCATCTGGGAAGTCAATTTATAGCCACGCTCCTTGGAGGGATGAGCGTGATGACACTTATGTCCCAAGTGCCATGTCTCCTTATGCCGCATCGGTTGGCTTGGAGAAAGCTAGAGACCCGCAACTACAACTTAATGAAGAAGTTTGTGCTAAAGCAGAAGATTTCATGTTGCATTGGCTTGAATTTATTTGGGCTAGACCTTTACATGAATTCGTGACTACTTATGAAACTGCACTAACGTATCTTGATTTGAAAAAGGCTCCTGGAGATGACTACGATATGACTTGTAGTACGAAAGGGCGTGCAATTGAATTGCATGGCCCTGTTTTACGTGACAGGGTTTATCGCATTTTAGAAGGCCAAGGCCCTGATAATGTCCCATGCCGCTTCACTCTTACTCTTAAAAGTGAATTACGGCATAGAGACAAAGTCAAACTCAATAAAACAAGGGTTTTTATGGCTGGACCTTTACACCATCTTGTAGCTGCTAATATGTTGTTCGCGACTCAGAACGACTATCTTATGCAAACAATAGGGCAACATCCAATTACTATAGGGATTCAACTCCCTGGACCCGAGTTTGTTCGATGCTTAAAGGATTTAGGAGAATTCGTAAATGACGGTGACGTCAGTGGTTGCGACCTCCGGTTCAATTTGCGTGCGGCTCGAGCCATTAGAAATATACGAATGAGATTCCTGCCAGAGGTTTATCAGTCGGCAGTCTGTTATTTATATAACACAGTTTACTGCGGTTGTGCGATCTTTTCAGGCTCTTTGTATCGAGTCTATGGTAATAAATCTGGATGGCTTAATACTGGCCACGATAACAGTTTAATGACTTGGTTTATGTTGTGTTATGGATCTTTGAAAATGTATCCACACCTTAAACCTACACGTGTTTTTGAGGCTAGGATTAATGGTGATGACCTTATAATTACAATGCTGAAGGGTGAGTTTCAATTGCTTGCAGACGAGCTTAAAAAAGTCAACTTTGTGTTGGAAGCTATCGATTGGAAAGCACGATCTCCTTTTTCAGTGGAATTTTTATCACACCACCTACAACATCGTTATGTATCTGGGTTTGGGACTTTTGTAGTGGCAGCTGGTAATCTGCCGAAGATCCTATCATCGATGAATTGGATCAAACGAAGCGAGACTTTAACTTATGCTGAATCTTGCGTTGCGCATCTTTTGGGCTTGCGACTTTGCCTTTTCCCTTGGCAAGAGGAATTTGAGTGGGCTGATGAGTTATTAACTCGTTACCTGCAAAAAATAGCGCCGACACCGTTCATTCAGGCCGCCATGCATGCACGATTGAACGAACGCCAAATCGCAGTGACCCATACGAAAGCCGAAAACTGGTTTGATTTTTTGCCAGGAGTCGGTCCTGAGGTAGCCGAAGCTTTAAATGCGGTGCTTAATGACCACGGTTACAGGTCGCCGCATAAAATCGCTTATGGCGAAATCAGGCAAGAAGAAGCAAAAGAAGGCCAATAGAAAGGCCACCCGAACGATTGTTAAAACGGTTCGAGCCCCTCCTAGGGTAGTCACAAAAGTAGTGAATGCAAAGCCTAAAAAATCGCTCGGTTCTCGCATTGGGGGCAAAATTGGAAGTTTTATTGGCTCTGGTGCACAGAGTCTTTTCAAGCATATCACTGGTTTCGGAGATTACAAAATCTCGGGGAATAGTCTCATGGCAGGTCAGGTTCCGATGGTTAGTAACGTTGCCACAGCTGGCGGCACAATTGTCCGTCATCGTGAGTATATTGGCGATATTATACCTTCTACGAACTTTACTCTTACGAGCTTTTCCATCAATCCCGGGAATACTGATTTGTTTCCTTGGCTCTCTGCTGTGGCTAGTGCTTACGAAGAATACGCCTTTCGTGGTCTTATATTCGAGTACAAAGCCATGTCGGGGTCAGCCTTCCTCGGAACAGCAGGAAATGTCGGACTTGGAACAATAATTATGGCAACACAATATAATGTTTTGTTTCCGGATTTCCCTGATAAGAGGACAATGGAAAATTATGAATTTGCGTGCAGCAATAAACCAAATCAAGACTTTATACATCCGATTGAATGCGATCCTAAAAAGGCAGTCTTAGAACATTTGTATGTCCAGGCAGCTGGGCAATCCACATTAGGTGATCAAAGGTTTTATGACTTGGGCAATTTCCAATATGCCACGCAAGGTTTTGATAGCGCCGCAACCGGAATCGTTGGTGAGCTATGGGCCACATATGAAGTAGAATTGTTTAAACCCAAATTGACTCAAACTTTGGGTACGTCAGTCCCTAGTGATCGATTTACTGGATCAGGTGCTATTACGCAGACACAACCAATACCTGCCAATTCTACCACCGCTACAGGTTTTTCGACTAACTTGGGTTCTACGTGCGGTTGTATGTTTTCGATTAGTGGTACAAATTTAGTACTTTTCTTTCCAATAAATTGTATTGGTACATATTTGATCTTCTTCGAATTCGGTTACAGTGCCCAAACTATAACATCAGTCTTTACTGCTTCAGCTGCCAATGGCGGTGCCACTTTGATTAAAAATTACGGAGCTGGACCGTCTGGCTCCCAGATTAGTGCTTGTGGCGGTGCCTTAGTTACTGTCAGTAATGATATCCCAAATCAACAGGCTAGTGTAACGTGGGGATGGACAACTACTGGTACACCTACTGGTACTGTCGTGTTAGATTGGTACGTAACCCAACTTGCTTATTCAATATTGAATCCATCTACTGAATATCCTACCTCTTCCCTTAACAATTTGCAAAAACAAACTGTTGATTTTGGTGTACATCTTCAGAGTGAGATTGATAAATTAAACAACGAGATTGAAGATCTCGCTGTTACAAATGTAGCTTTGAATAGACGTATAAAAGAATTAAAAGGGGAGTCTAAGTCTGACCAACCAAATGCTGAAGGTTTGCAGCGGCTCTTTCGGGATCATGTCTCATCTTTAGCAAATGTTAAGTCACCTCAGACTGAAAGTGATAACGAAGACAACTTTTCAGTTGTCCCACGCACCTTTCGGAGGCGAGTATAGCCCTTTGTACCTAACTAAATGGTTGAAAAATACCGGCAGTTAGGACTGTAAATATTTTACTTCCAG